CGGCATTGCAACCACTTCAGCTTGTGGACACAGCATGGAAGCCTTTTGCACAACAGAAGGTTATCAACTTTCTGGCTCCTCGACTGACGTTTGGAGGCCTCTGGAAGGCCGCCAACGTCGCAGCGTTTGGGATACATGCCGCCCTGGCACTGTATACAGTTCATCGCGGCGCACGAGCCATTTGGAATTTGTTTAATAGGGATGCTGTAGTAGCTTCCCCAATAGAAACACCCAATCTCCCGCCTGTGATCGTGCAAGGCCAGGCATTAGACCGGAACGATCCTAAAGTTAATGAAATGGTTAATGAAACCAGAAAGAAAGCCGTCGACGCTGCATTAGCAGCTAGGAAGCTTGCCATAACGGCGAGGTACCAGCTAGCTACACCACAGCAAATGAATGAACAGGCTCTAGAAATAGTAGACCGAGTTCATTCAATACACAGCAAGCGCGCCGCTTTTCTATTTACAGAACACCGACCGGAACCGCTTCCTGTTGGGGAAACGCTGATGATCAATCAAGATTGGCACTTTGAGGTGGTAGAAGCCCAATATGCCATGGACCGCAGACCCCAATCAGATAGAGTTGTACACGGCTCGTCCACTCTAGTTTATAAACTTCGTCTTCGTAATAGCTATGCCGAGCAATGGATGGCCCTAGTGGGCTTTTTGCCGCTCGTGCAAAGGCCGACTAGATGGATCCTGGATTGGTGTACTATGTACCATCTCGAGACACGCAGGCTCGAGTTTTTTATTAACCATGAAACACTATCAAAAACTAGAAGGTTTTTGAGATCGGGGAGTGAAGATTCAATTACAGAAATGGTTGTCGGCAAAGACCTGTCAGTCAACGCGATGCTCCCTGAGTTACTAAGGCACGGTATCCACCTCAATAGGGATGGGGAATTTGTGCTCAAATGCCTGAGCACTCATGAGGTGGCAGAATACCAAACTTTTCACTAGCCCCGCTACAAAGGCAAGTCTTTATGTTCGGATACAGGGCTGAGGAACGCGGAATGGAGGAGACACTTAAAAATTTACAAGCAGGAATAGCTTCAGACCTACTTGTGCTGAGCATCTCCAAGGAACCTTCCCATTTCAATCAGCAGCAGTCATGTGTAGCTGCGTCGTTACCCATGTACTGCACCACAGCGTCTCAACCCAGGCCGGACCATAAAGACAAAATCTCTGTAGTGGACGGCGCTATGAAAAGAATCGGTGCGGCGACACCACAATTAACACACAGAAATGCTCATAAAATCAGAAGATATGCCCGCAGGCATATATTTAAGCAGTTTAGGCAGATTACTATGGATGAGCTGGAAACGGTAGAGGAATGGATAGATAACATAAATCAACCTGAAAAGAGGAAAGAACAACTTAGAGAGGCGTATAGAGAGCTGCAAGATAATGCCGATGTCAGGGACATGAACCGGGTAGGATCATTCATTAAAGATGAGTGTTACCCTTCTCAAAAAGCCGTTAGATGGATCAATGCGTCTGACGACAGAGTTAAGGTTTGTATGGGCCCGTATACCAACGTAATAATGCATCGGCTTTGCGAACACCCTGCCATGATTAAGGTGGTTCCCGTCAAAGAGAGAGCGAAAACCATTTTTGACGCACTTTATGCAGAAGGGGCTGTTTACCACGCAGCAGATTATACCTCTTTCGAATCTCACTTCACGAGAGTCAAAATGCAAATCGCCCACGATTTTTATCGATACATGTTGGAACCCTGTGGAAAAACCATTGGGGGACGACTTGTGGACTCGTTGAATTGGGAAAGTTGTCAACTACTTTACTCCTTGTTGGATGAAGTAATTAGTGGTAGTAGGATCATGAGGATGAGGGGGTTTGGAAGTTTGAGTGTGCAAGCCAGGAGAATGTCAGGAGAGATGGACACGTCATTGGGTAACACCTTCACTAATTTTGTGATGGTGAATTTCATGGCGTTCTACAAATCAAAAGGCAGAGTCACAACGGTGCCCTGTTTCGTTGAGGGCGATGACTCCGTAGCTAGGTACCCTCCTGGAGCGGGACCAACCGAGGCAGATTTCGCTGCGTTTGGCTGGATCGTCAAGGTTGAAATACACACGCAAATTAATACAATGTCATTTTGTGGCATGGTATTTGCCCCCGAGGATCTGGTTGTGGTAGCGGATCCAACTGAAATTGTTGCGAAATTCGGATGGACTAACAGGAAATATGTGAGATCAGGTTCAAAGCTTAAGAAAGGGCTCCTCAGAGCCAAAGCGCTTTCAATGTGTTGTGAGTACGGACAGGTCCCAGTGGTTGGAGCACTGGCCCGTCGTATACTCTATCACACAAGAACCGTGAACATCAGAAAGTCCATCATCGACAATATGGATTCGTATCACCGTGATAGATACCTACAGTCAGTGGGAAAAGAGAAGAAACCGTGGGAAAAAGAATTCAATCCACCACACGAAACACGGTTATTAGTAGAGGAATTGTATGATATTAGTATAGACAAACAAATTAGATTAGAAAAACAAATTGAGCAGCTTCCATTCGCCCCATTCGAACTGGATATGCCGTTCACACCACACCAAATTCACAACATGACTAGAGTCGGTCCAGAACGAGAAAGAGAATATCCCATAACCATCGCCAGAAAAGAATTAATCAAATATCTCGATGAAATTTTACACACACACCGTTCTAGTCACCCAGCAGGGGAAGACCTAGCCAGTCTGCTCCGCTCTTATTATCCCTTTAGGAAA